ATTACTACTATAGAAGAACTGAACCCGTAATTTTGATATACTCCCCTGCTTTCCTGTATCAAAATTATGTTCTACAATATCATCCTTCCCCGAATAATTAATCACGTCACCACACATCAGTATACGGCCAGTATAGAAAGGGGTGTCGGAATACACTGTTTTGTTAAACTCTTCCGCACCACTACTTATTTTGATAACAAGTGCATCCGGCCCCTGTAAATTGATAGCCCCTGATGTAAGAACCGTACCGGTGGATGCGACGTTACTTGGTGGGAGACCTAATATATCATGAGGGGTTGTATACCCGCTGGTACTGTTCGCATACCCTTTCGTACCACCGTAAAAATCAAAGCGGAAATCGGCGCTCGCGGCATTGAATGTAAACGTGTTATTATCAGAACTATATGTGGTGGTTACAGTTTCACCGACCGCTGCTGTAAGTGATGATTGAAGCTCAACCGCGAGTGTACGCCCACTATAGTTTCCATTAGCCAGTGTTACAGTGTTCGTCGTGGCATTTGTCGTATTGGTTACGGTAAACGTATTGTTACGATCGTTAATTAACAACTGACTCGCGTGAATTCGGGCAGAGGCGATGGAAATTTTATTAACATCGTAAATAGGGTTTTTAAGTTCAATCACATAATCACCGGGGTTTGGGTATATAGTAGGATCACGTTCACTACTATCTATATCTAACGTGTATACGCTCATTAAAATACATGGATAATATTTTAATGGGTGTTGTTACTCGACTGTTATTTATTTACATCATCTGCTGAGCTATAGGGTTCTGTTGAAGCTGTTGTTTCGCAACGCCCAAACTTTCGTTTGTCGCGTAAGGGTTAGAATTACCCTTGTATGCGTTAAATTTATAGTACATGTTGTTGTTATATTGTTGCGTCCAACCACCACTCACGGGTCCGAGTCGCCCATCTACACGTGTAGTATCCGCGCGCACGACAGTCGGCATACCACCTTGGTTAAGAGGACCCGCGCGAACGTTCATGCGACCGGCGTTACCCTTACGGTTCGCCTTACCGCGGCGATCATCGGGTCGGAATCCGTATTTAGATAATTCTTCTACTGTATGCCCCGTTCCGTACGTACGCGCCTCGCCTATCTTTGTTGCGGGGGACGAAAGGTATCCGTGTGAGAATGTAGAAACACCTGGTGCAAGTTGGTTGTTATATCTATACTGTTCGCTATTTCCATCCTTCTTGTTTCGTGTGGGATCTTGTGCCATTTTCATACCAGCTACCACACTCTTAGCACCCGAAAACCCAAGACCATCATCGCGCGATCCAGTCTGCGACCGATTTGTTAAACGCTTCCCGTTTACGTGTTCACTGCGAACAACATGCCCATCAAAACCTTGAGACCTACCACCGACGACTGGACGACGATCGGGGAGAAATGCAGTCTTTTCTGGGCGGTTATTGGCAATGTCGCCCATCTTCCCGCGACGTCCACCAAACACGTCGCGTGCTGGACCACTTCGACCAGGTAATGTTGTGAGACGGTGCGCGCCGACATTATCAGGGTTGACACGTACAATTTGCTGAAAACCACCGGCAGCTGCGACATCTGGACCAATCGCGATACCCGGACCAACATATTGTTTTTCGATGGGTGAGATATTATTCATGCGACCATTGTCAAACATGCGATTACGCATCTCGAGTACTTCAGTACCAGATGAACGTGTTTGTGGTACGATATCACCGAAATTTTCTCTTTCCAGCTTTCGTTCCGGGAGATTGTCGAGACCAATCGGTCGGGGGGCGGCTATGTTGGGCATTTCCTCCTGAATTATAATAGGTCCCTCTGTGGGTTTAGATACAATCTGATATAATTCAGGTTTGGGATCACTTAATTTTTTTCCTATGTAGGCTAATCCTGCGATAGCTATAATTGAAACAGGGTCTGCCATTCTTAATTGTTATAAATATTTTTATTGACTGGGATATCTCGTCACGAACATGTGATTTTGCGTATCGGCGCGTGTACTTTCGGGCTCATATGTCATCGTCCGGAGTGGGAGTTTACACTTCATGTCTTGGAGAGGGAATAGACCCTGTTCGTACGTTTTCGCGAGAATTTTGTTAAATTGACTTGTGGACTGCGGTCTTAACTGGTCGCTGGTCTCAATGTATTGAGCGGGGGAACCCTTACCAGCCATGTAGGGAGCTGTCCCGTACAACATCGTGTTAGGGCGACCCGAACTGTAATTAAGAGTGCTGGGCTGGGGATAAACAAATACCTCGTCAGTCGCACATACGGGTGGTCGAGCGGGATTTTCAACTAAATTCATACCAGGTTGGAGTTGGTACGCCATTTACTATTACATGAGAATATTTATCTATCTAAGCCGGACCGTTTCCACCACCGAACATACCACTCCTCATATCTCCACTGGAATCTAAACCGGCGAACGCTTCTAATTGCACACCACGTGCATTGGGATCACATGAACGACTGTCACTTCTACAGATTGAACCATTCTTCTCACCGTACAACCACTCGGCAAATTCGGTTTGGTCGCCGGGGATGTTTGTCACTGGACCCGAAACAAACTGCCGGGCATACGCATTACGCTGAAACTCGGGCATCGGGGATCGAGATTTTTGGGGACCGTATGGAATAGTACCGGATAGCATTCGGTTAACATCCTTTCGGACTGTCGGGTAATCACATGCAGACGGGCGATCGGGGCGATCGGTGAAATCTGACATCAGTACATTCGCCATCGGGTTATCATACGTGGGTAATTGACACCCTGATTCGTACCCTTCCTTTACGGCCGTGGGGCGAGCCTGCCCCTCTTTTATCATGTTGTTCATTTCCATAACATACAACACTCCTAAACATGTAGATCCTAAAATGAAAACGCGTACATCACGCCTGATAAGATACAAGATACACGTAGCGTAAATAATAAAACGAGCTGTGGCGTTTACTCGTTCCGCTGATGTATGAATTTTAGTTGGCCAAAATTCAATTACCTTATCAGCTCTGACAATTTGTTTGGGATCTTCAAACAGCGATACCATTTATATTATATAGGTTTATTTTTTCATCATGCCACCGAGAAGGCCCTGCATGGACTTCATGAGCTGAGCTTCGTCGATTTCCATACCACCATCCTCGTTTTGCATCTTATCGGCACACTGCTTTGCGACCGTTTCAATCATACTGAGTGTTTCAGCTGGGATAGCCGTGATCGTCGTACCTAGCATATAGAGGGTTTGGATGTACTGCCAGATGGCATTGCGCGTACCTTCTGATGCTTTCGGCCAGCATCGAGCCAAATTAATATCCTTTAGAAAGTCGATGGTACCAGCTTGTTCGAGAAAAAATGATTCATCCTTTGCGTTAATCTTATCCGCGTGGGGTGAGATGTTCGCCATGAACCCTTCTACGATAATCCTTCCATTAGTGCTTCGCATGAGTTCGAATGCAGCCATGTATTTTTTTAATCCCTTTTCTTCTGGAAATGCCGAATGTAATTCCGTAAGAAATTGTCCCATCATGTCATTGAACGCAGTGATGGAAGTCATTATATATAATACATGAGATAAATCTTTAAGTTGGTCAGAACGGGTCAGTTGAAATGGTTTCACGTTTACCTATTCCATTTGATACGATGAAATATACTAATATACCCACTAATGCAGCAGGTTTTGCGTAGGCGCTTGTTGAAAGTGTCCCTTCGTCGTTAAGACGAGCTTTGCCGTGTACGTACATGGCGGTTAATCCAGCGGCTATTATTGCAGCCGAAGCGGGCTCTCTGAGGTACTCGTCCATATTTAATAGCCAAGTTTTTTAGTTCGCGTTTCAGCGGCATCCGAAAACAAGTCTTCACCTTCATCCACACCCTGGGGGTTTATGCGTTGTTGGTTCATGGGCTTTGAAGTAATCGTTCTAAACTCGTTCTGAAACGGAGTTGAAGGTTCTTCAATTTCCTGTTCCATGGGTTCACCCTGGGGTTCATGGGGTTCCCGGGTGTCACCCATTAGGTCGTCCGTCGGGGGCATTTCTTCTTCACCCATAGGAGGCATCCCATCATCTAAAGGTGTTTGTGGTTGACCTTCGAGACCATTTTGATCATATTCGTCGACTTCGTCAATTTCGTCGTGCTGCATGTCAGCATCTTCACCCTCGACATAGTCTTCGGCTCCTGCAGACATATACGTTTGCAAAATCTGTTGAACAGGTATCAGTTCCTTGACGGTGTTTTCAACGCAGAGGGCAAACCTATCATACAAGACATCGTTTCTGTCGTGCTCGGATTGATTTTCGGTAAACACGTATGGATTTTTGTATAAATCTTTTGCGGCATTTTTGTAACACGTGTGAATAAACACTTCATTCGTTGGTAATTTAACTGCCATTTTCTTAGTATCCTTGCTCAAACGAACAGCTGATAATATTTTTACAGAGCTCACAAACACAGCCGCCACTAAATCCTTGAACCACGCACACCGATCCGCAATATTATCCGTGTGTTGCTTCGCCATTGTTTCACTCCACTCTGGTACGTCTTTCAGTAATTTTTGAAACATTAGAAGAACTTTACGGTTCTTGGACAATGTATGCGCTTCGCGGTACATTGCATCAAATACGTCGATCATGACTGGACATATGAGAATAGAGAGTTGTTCCATGTATTCGCGTTTAGCTTCAACCAAAATGTTCAGGTTATCCATTATGAGTATACGGACTTTTATTATCAGTTGTTTTGCGCATTTCGCCTGTACCGGTTCGCAGCCTTCTTTAAATTGATAAGGGTTGGAAATTCATCTATAGAATCTACACCGTTTTCATCTGTCCTGTTAGTCTTTTTAACTTTCCATGTTATTCGAATTTCGAAATGTCCCATGACAGCAACATCAAATCCAGCGTTTTCTAACTGCCGTTTAATATAATTGGTCGCCTGTAACCTGTCATATGCTATATACCCCATGAGAAAAGAAGGAATTTCCGTATCCACATATTTACGCCCAGTTTCAACGGCGCGACGCACTTTACGTGTGACTTGTTTATAGAGTTCTACGTATGTTTCCTTTTTCATACGATTTCGTTTATTGACAATTTGTGAAATTTCTTCCACGTTTATCATTAATAGTACTTGGACTAAATTTTTATTAAATCTAACTCACCCTGTCGAATAGTGTCATACTCTATATATTGAGATCCTTCAATCTTACTTTCGAAAGGTGTCTTGTCACTGGGTGGTTTTATATCCATTGGCTGTGACTGAACACCGATAACACGCATCTCACCTGACACTAATATAACGTTAGATGTAGCAGAAAATCCGAATGGAAATCCACCCATTTTTACACACATGAACATACATTGATACAGCACGTGGTTCTTGGTTTTGTGTTTATACTGTCGGATGTTAGTCGTTTCAATTATATAATTAGGTAGACCTGTCTTTTCGCGTATATAATTACTCGTCTTATGAACCAATTTCGATATAATATCACTATTGACCTCGATTGTCTGCACTTTCCTGTATTCATTCATGTTAGGCGTGGGGTCGTTTAATATTATCTGATGAATTGGTTTCTGGGCACCCCCGGTAACAAACGTTTCCTTCCTGGTATCAAATATAAGTACTAACAATACAATTAACAGTAACAGTTTGTACATTAATATACAGTACAAAAAAAGTGCGTTATCATTCATATTTTTTTTGATAAATTACATTAGATGTCCCTTCTGGTCTTCAGCCCAAAGTGTAAACACAGTGTAGAAGTCCTCGAGTTTATCCAGAAACATAAGGAGTTGCAGCAAATCGTCCAATATCATAATGTCACCGTTTCCGGAATACCCCCCGAGTACAGGACAAAAATCACACGTGTACCAACCATGTTGACAAAAAATGGAAAGATTCTAGTGGGGCGTGAAATACATAATTGGTTGGAATCTCTCCTACCAGTCCAAGAATTGGAAACATGCGACTTTGGCTCGATTTTTTCATCAACTCTGGACGGCGAACCAAGTAGTGATATGTTTGGTCTAGATGATTATGGTAAATCACTCCAACCGGCGATGACACGTGAATTGGAAGATAAAATAAGTCGTAAAGTTGAAGATGAACCTTATAGTGATATAAAGAAATAATACGCAAGTAATCGAGTATGAAACTGGTGACCGTGCAAGCTGCGGCCATCAAGTCTACATTTGAAGTCCTTAAAGATATATTAAACGATGTCAATCTATATTTTAAGCCAGATGGGGTGTATATTGTAACTCTCGATACAGCTAGAGCATCACTCATTGACATGTATCTTCCAGCTGAAAATTTTGAAGAGTATGTATGCACGGAAGAGGTGGATTGTGGTATCAATATGACTAATATGTACAAACTTCTCAAAACTATCACTGTCAACGACGTTCTTGTAATATCAGTTAATTCGAAAGAATTCATGAATATTGAAATCCATAGCGAACAAAAGAAAACATCAACAAAGTTTGCATTAAAATTACTCGATATTAATGAAAATCAAATCGAGGTTCCTGAAATGCACATGACTATAAACACACCTATACCATCGGTGGATTTTCAGAGAATTTGTAGGGACATGTCTAATATTGGTGATGAGATTGAAATCTCGAGAAGTGGTAAGGTATTACGGTTACTGTGCAGGGGTGACTTTGCTGACCAGGAAACGGAAATTCAATGCGTTGATGATTGCCCGACCATGTCAGGTGCATATTCGCTCAGATACATGAACATTTTTACAAAGGCGACTAGTATGTGTTCTACAGTACAAATTATGCAAGAAGATCAGAACCGTTTTCTCATTTTGAAGTATAACGTCGCAAACTTAGGAGACTTGAAATTCTACCTATCAACTAAGGTAGTTGAAGATCAGTAAGATACCCGGTCGCCGTATCAACAGTTTTCATCATACCAAAACAATTTTTAATTTTAATTTTAGGATACATCGTCGCCATGAAACTCTCATCATAATAAAACATATCACTTATCTTCATCTTTTCACCGTAAAAATCTGAATACGGACCGGAATACCGTCTGATTTTTTCGAGAATATCCTTTACAGGCTTATCACCCGTATCTAACAACTGCGCACTCGATAAAGGTATATGGAAACTCATGGTTTTCATTTTTTTGGGCGGCCATGTATAGTCAGTCTTAGACGTTAGAAATTTATAGATTTTATTATTGTACCAAAATTTAACTCGTATGATAAGCTTATTCACGGCATCTGGTGGCGACGGAATTGTCTCATTCATACCCACACGTGCAAGATATGTTGATGTACTCGGTTCAATTTGTTCATGTTCACATAACCAAAAAGCATCGCTCGTTTCGTATTCTTTCGTGTGATCGACGTAATATTCCACATACCTATCAACGATCGTGAAATCATGTTTACTGAATAAAAAATTCATAACGTTTTTAAACGTGTAGATTGTGTTAATTAAAAGCGAGCGGAGTAGTTTAATCATTGATATACATGGAAGGTAATTTTTTAAGCCGGTATAATAACCGAGTGGATGAATGGATGTCAAAAATAGATGATGATCCATGTAATAAGAATATATATCAAAGCGAGTTATCGGATTATATAGCCAAGTGTATGCCGTACATTCAACAATATATGACAGAAGATACGAATATTGAAGTTAGCACCGATAACGCATTTAATTGTAAGGTAACCACCGGGTTACAAAAAAAGGATATATACACAGATTACCTAATTGATGTAGAGAAGAAATCGTTACCACGCGTGACCGAACGCATGGTAACTGATATATGCCACAATTGCCCGGGTAGTAACGTCGTATACTATCACGATACGAGTGATTTGGTGTGTGACTCTTGTGGTATGATCATAGACGTTCTGATAAGTCAGGAACTTACATATAGGGAAGAGCAGGAGACTTCGGAGAAAGTTATAAATTATTCATATAAACGAGATAATCATTTCAACGAATGGTTATCACAATTCCAGGCACAAGAAATGACAACGATACCTAAAGAAGTCATCGAACAATTGCGAAATGAGTTCAAAAAGATCAAGATTAAGAATTTGAATGAGATCACACACGCTAAAGTGAGGGGGTTATTAAAAAAACTGAAACTTAATAAATATTATGAACACGTACCTTATATTTCGAATATTTTGAGTGGAATAAAACCACCTAAAATGCCCGTCGAATTAGAGGAACAATTACGTATGATGTTTAAAGATATTCAGAAACCATTCGATAACAACTGTCCAGTAGAACGTAAAAACTTTTTGAGTTATTCGTATGTTTTATATAAATTTTGCGAACTCTTGAGTGAAGATTCGTATCTAAAATACTTCCCTCTTTTGAAATCGAAAGAAAAGTTACATCAACAGGATATCATATGGAAAAGGATATGCATAGAATTGCATTGGGAGTATATACCCACGATTTAATCCACAGTAACTCGGATCACTTCCGAATGTGCCCCAGCAGACGGTGGAAAATTGACAAGGTACGCCTCTTGTAAATTCAATAACTTTAGATAATTTCTCGCTTGTGACACCATTACATCTGTAATATTTTTAACCGTCTTCAGTTCAACGACTGTCGTTTTATCGATGATAATATCCGCACGAAGATTTCCTATCGTATGCCCCTTGAATGTGATGGGTATTATACGTTCCGTCTCATATGAAATACCATTCTCACGTAAAAGCACCTCTATGGCGTTGTGATACACACGCTCGCTAAAACCTGGTCCAAGAATGGTATAAATCTCGGCGACGTATTCGTGTATCATTTGTATACAATGTACACTATTCTTTATACACTTAAAGAGTATACCCGTATATTCAATGTGTGGCGTTCCAACCACACCCGTTATACATGAGGCTGGTAATACAGCCCAACGCACCGTTCCTATAGCTCAGCTGGTTAGAGCGTGGTGCTTATAACGCCAAGGTCATGGGTTCGAGCCCCGTTTGGAACATTTTTTAGATACATATCCTGTATGTAAAAAATGCGACATTTTAAATTCTAAAAAAACTAACAGTACATTAAATGCCTGAGCCGGTATACACATTAAATTTATCAGACGAAGCTGACGGAATGGTTCCCATTGATTCAAATTCTAGATCGAATGCATTCGTGGCAGAGGACCCTAAAAAAAATGTAAGTGATTATAAAGACGATATGGATTCTACTCCTATATCTGATGTTATGATGCAATCTCAAGACCAATCTTTCGATTCACCCATGATGGGTGCCGACCCCCGTGCCGTTCAGATGGCACACCAACAGGTCCTGATGGCACCCCAGCCCGCACAGGCTGCTACAGCCATTCAGGAAAGCGGTAAATCTGACAAGAAGAAAAAGAACCCGTTCGATTTGACAGACGAGCAACTCGAGGCACTCATCGTTGTATTAGCGACAGGTGTCGCCATCAGCAAGCCCATTCAAGAGAAACTCGCGGGCTCTGTGCCTAGGTTTTTGAACGCCCAAGGAAACCGAAGTTTGGTCGGACTGGCCTCTACAGGGACGGTAGCTGCTATAGTTTTCTACATTGCCCGTAAGTATTTTTAATACATATCGAGTACGCGACCACCTGTGACACCATACGCCGTTAGTAATCCCAAAAGTAACGCGACCATTGTCGCGACCATGGGTAACCACGCTGTTTTCACGTCTTCACCGTAATTCTCATATCCCTGCTTTAACTGAGACCATTTAGCTCCTTCAGTTAATCCAACGAGAATTCCAGTAGCTATCGTCAGTGTTATGACCACACTCGTCGTATTTAAACTCACAAGCAAACTCGTATTCCCCAAATACCAGATAAGCGCCGGTATCGCGACAGTTAAATTCAACATGTTTACATAATAAGGCATCTTAATACGCGTGGTGAAAGCACTTGCCATGATCGCGAACCACATGAGTAAGGATATGAGTACCCTGGACGCGGTCGGTTGTCTGAGATTAAATTCAGTCATATACATTTATGTAACATTATTTATCAACGATCTTTTTACCACAAAAGGGGGTCAATTGATCTATGTTTTCGTATATACCTATGCGTATAGCCTCGTTTTTTAGTTCGGTATAGTTATCCCAGAAATCATTACTATGTGAATACTCTGTGACGGTACAATGCGCGAGTTCGTGTAAGAGTACATGAAATACATTATTAG